ATCAACGTCGAAAACATGAACGTCGTCCAGCTCCCGCCCAAGCAAGCGGAGACGGCAACGCCGCTGGTTATCGACGTGGAGGTGGACGGGAAGTGAGCACCCTTCGGTCACAGCTTCCGCCGCTTCCGACCGGTCCCGGATACTACGTCATTCGCACGCCCGGGCACCTACGTCTCGCTGCTCACGTCGGGAAGACGACGGCCGAGTTGCGGGCACTCGGCGTCGGTGGCTGGTACGAGGTGATCGTCCGTGAGTGGGAGAAGCCGGAAGCCGAGAGAAGCATTCACCCGGCCCTCGTCGGCACCACCTGGGAAGACTGGAAGCGAGCCTGGGACGCGGGGAAGGGCAAGTGAGCACCCCGCTTCCCCAGCTCCACCAGGGCCGCGACGGTGAAACGCAACTCTACAAGCTCGTCAACGAGCTTCGCCGCTACGCCTACTCAGGTCCCGGCAACTCCTGGTGCATCGCCAGTGAAGCAGTCGCGGCTTTTCGCTGCGTCGGCAGGGACACCACGACAAACACCGCCGTCCTCGCTCGCGCTGACGGGTCGGTCTACGCCATGGGTATCATCCCCGTCGCTGTTGCCGTGGGCGAGCTTGCCCAGGTCATCACTGGCGGGATTCTCCTCGGCGCTGTCTCGGGCCGTGTGGCCAACGATACCGTTTGGGTCGGTGACGACGGCTCGCTCGTGTTCGCCGCCCCCGGTGGCGCGAGTTACGTCCAGCCCGTTGCCGTGTGCGTGAACGCCACGGACATTTTCGTCAGCATCTCGGCTCCGGTGATTTGATGCCCAGGCCCTTCGCGGACAAGACGGCCCCTCCCTACTGCCGAAGCCTGTGGGTCACGGACAAGTTTACCGGCAAGGGTACCTACTCCGACCCGATTGACGTCACGGGAACGGGTGGGGGCTCGGACGGCAATGTAGACGGCGGAAGTCCGACCAGCATCTACGGCGGGGCGATAACCATCGATGGCGGCACACCGTAGTGGCGACGAAAATCCAACTACGCCGGGGGTCCGCCAGCGCTTGGACCACCGCGAATCCGATGTTGGCCGACGGGGAGCCGGGCGTGGAGTCTGATACCGGCAAGCTGAAAATCGGCAACGGCACGTCCGTGTGGGCGTCGCTTGCCTACTTCGCTCCGCCGGTCGATCTGTCGACGGTCTACCCCGTTGGGTTTATCTACGTTTCCACGGTAGCCACGAGCCCGCAAACGCTGCTTGGCTTCGGGACGTGGGTTGCGATGGCGCCTGGTCAGTTGCTCGTCGGATACTCGGTAGGCGATCCAGACTTCGGCACGCCGGGGGGCACCGGAGGCTCAAAGACTGGAACACCGGCGGGCACCGTCGCCGCCCCGACGTTCACCGGCACATCGGCGCAGGCAACCAGCGCAGTGTCGGCCGGCACGCCGTCGGGCTCTGTATCGGCTCCGACCTTCACCGGGACGAGCTCGCAGGCGACGTCGGCAGTCTCGGCAGGGACCCCAGCTGGAACAAACAACGCCCCGGCCTTCACCGGCGGCGCCGACGCGTCGACCGCGGTCAGCGCGGGAACGCCCGCTGGCACAGTCGCGGCTCCCGTCTTCACGGGCTCAGCGCTAGCAACGCACTCTCACGAGCTTCCGTTCATCAAGGCGACCGGCGGAACCGGGCAACTCAAGATGCTCGCACAGTCGATCTTCGGCAGCGGCACCAGCCGCACCCCCGAATCGATTAGCGCGGCACCGACCGCAAACGCCGTCGCCGCTACGGTCGCACTGTCCGAGGCGAAGACAGCCGGAACGCCCGCCGGCACCAATAGCGCCCCCGCGTTCACGGGCTCGGCGCTCGGCACTCACCAGCACACGACCACGGCAACGGGCACGGTGGCGGCTCCGACGTTCACGGGCTCGGCGCTCGGTACGCACAGCCACACACTGACGCCGGCCGGCACCAACTCGGCGCCGACGTTGACGGGCAATGCGCTCGGGACCCACTCGCACACGCTCACGCCGGCGGGAACCAACAGCGCGCCGGCCTTCACGGGGGATGCGATGGCGATTCTCCCACCGTTTTGCGTGGTCTACCGCTGGAAGAGGACCGCTTGAGCGTCGTTTTCAAGCCCCACCCTGGCGCCCAAACGCGCTTCATGGCGTACACGGGGCGCTATGCCCTCTATGGCGGAGCCGCTGGCGGTGGGAAGTCGCAGTGTCTTCTCTTTGACCCGTTCCGACAGATTCAGATCGAGTCGGAGCGAGTGAGCAGGGGAGAAATCCCGTCGTCCACGGGGCGCGCGATCTTCTTCCGCCGCACGATGCCCGAATTGCGTGAGGTGATGGACCGCGCGCAACGATGGTTCCCGCTCATCGACACGGAGATGGGCTCGAGGGGCTGGCACGAGCAGACCAAGACGTGGACGTTTTCGTGCGGCTACAAATACATGTTCGCCCAGATGGAGGAAGACTCCGACTGGATCAAGTACTACGGGTTCGAGTTCACCGAGATCCTCTTTGACGAGCTAACGACGTTCACTGAGGAGCAGTTTGACCAACTCGACACTCGCTTGCGCTCCGCTGACCCGGTTTTGCGCGACATGCTCTACATCCGCGCGGGTACCAACCCCGTTGGCAGTGGTCTGGAGTGGGTTCGGCGTCGTTTCGTCGAAGTTGCCCCGCCCGGAACGCCCGTAGTCGTCAACATTCCGATCAAAGTCACTGACCAGGGCGTTGAGCGCGTCGTGGAGGTGAAGCGCGAGCAGATTTTCATCCCCGCGCGCATCGAAGACAACCCGAGCATCGACCAGGCCGAGTATTCCGCGACGCTGGCGACGAAACCGCCGGCAGTTCGTCGGGCGCTCCGCGAAGGCGACTGGAACGTCTCAGCCGATGCGTTTTTCTCTGACCTTTGGGACCCGGCTGTCCACATTTGCAAGCCGTTCAAGATTCCCGCTGGTTGGTTCAGGTTTCGGAGCGCCGACTACGGCTACGCCTACCCCGGTATGGCTTCCGTGCAGTGGTGGGCTGTTGATCCCGAGGGCAACATGGTGTGTTACCGCGCGTAGACTTGCACCAGCGGCAACTCTCGCGAAATGGTGGAGGACAACCGCATCATTGAGCAGGACGGCGGCGAGTGGGACCCGCAACGCGATTGCTCGACCATCACAGGCGTGCTCGATTCATCGTGCTGGGGCGACGCCGGTCACGTCGGGCCGACCATTGCCGAAACGCTGGCGCAGAACGGCTGCTTTTTCTCAAAGTGCACGAAGGACCGCAAGGGGATGGCGGACCAAATGCGCATCCGCATGAAGTCGCGCAAGCCGCACCCGACGGTCAAGGATGAGAAGGGCGAGCCGGCATACATCGTCCCCGGCATCCGCTGGTTTGACACCTGCACGTCGAAGGTTCGCACACCCGGTGGGAAGAAAATCAAGGTAGGGCCCATCGTGACGATTCCGGTTCTCCCGTCAGACCCGGAGGACCACGAGAAGTGGGACACGGACGCGAACGACCACGACGCGGATAGCGCCGGGTACGCGTGTATGAGCCGTCCCATCATGGGTGAGGACGAGAAGAAGGACCCGCTCGGTGGTCAGTACGCCGTCGAGGCGAAGCTTTGGAACGATGACGAATTGGCGCCCCGCCGCAATCGCGGGCGACTCGGATACGGAGGCTGGTAGCGATGGACGTGCAGACCGAAGAACCAGAAGTCGAAGCGCCCACGGTTGATATGGCCGTGCTTGGCAATGCCCCGGAGACAGTAAACCTCCTCGATACAATCAAAGACGAGGTTGAGGTCCAGAAGATCGCGAACCGGGTCTACAAGGACTATGACCGCGACTTCAGAAGCTCCGAGCGCTACCGCGAGAAGCGCGCGTCGATTCTCAAGCTGTTCATCGGCATGTTGCCGCCGTCCCAGGACGACGGGGCCGAAGTGCACTACCCGATCGTCTCCACGGCCTGTATCCGCATCCACGCCCGCGTCTACGACCAGCAGTTTCCGAGCAACGGCGAGTTCTTCGGCGTCCGGCCGACGGATGCCACCGACCTCGCGCGCTCCATCCGCGTCGGCAAGCACCTCAACTGGCAAATCCTCCACCAAATCCCCGAGTACGTCCCCAATCACGACGCCTGCATCATGCAGTGGCTCCTGTATGGCTCGGCGTTCACGTACACGTACTGGAGCCCGTCGAAAAACCGCCCCTGCCACGAAGTCTGCATGACGGAGGACATCATCCTCCCGTATAAGCGCAAGTCCACGGACCCGAGCCTGGCCGACCTCCCTCGCATCACCCGTGTTCTCCGTCCCCAGCGTCACGAGCTCGAAGCCGACGCCGAAACCGGCTACTTCCTCAAGGCCAACGTAGACAAGCTGTTCGAAAAGATGGAAGCCGGGCAGGCCGGCGGAAACCAGGGCATGGAGGACCAGAAGTCGTCCAGCGTGCAGGAGGTAACGGACAAGGCGAGCGGCGTAGAGAAGCCGGATGACCAGGACGACGACGCCCCCCGCGTGCTTCTAGAGCAACATCGCTGGCTCAAGCTGCCGAAGGAAGAAAAGTCCCGCCCGGTGATCGTCACCATCGACCGCGAGACGAAAATCTGCCTCTCGATTCGGCTCCGCGAGGACGAAGACCCCGAAGACCGCGCCCGCTACAACCTCGAACAAGATGCCAACGAGGCTCAGTACGCGGCTGCGATGCAGCAGTGGGAAATGGACATGCAGGCGTACGAGATGACCCAGACGCCCATGCCGATGCCAGGGCCGATGACGGCAACGCCTCTTCCGATGGAAGGCGAGATGACATCGACGATGCCGATGGGCGCGCCGCCGCCTCAACAGCCGGAGATGCCGCAGCCACCACCGCAGCCGAAGATGGTCCCCGTCCACTTCTTCACGCACTACGTCTGCATCCCAAATCCCGAAGGCGTCTACGGGTACGGGATCGGGTTCTTGCTTGAAGGTCACAACATGGTGGCCGATACGGTGGCTTCGCAGATGGTGGACGCGGGCACGCTGGCCAACTCCAGCACCTTCGTCTACAGCCGTCAGGCGAAGTTGAGCCGGGGTGAGTTCCGCATCCGCATCGGCGAGGGAACGCAGACCGACCTCAGTCCACAGGACCTCAAGAACGGGTTCCACTTCCTCGACTTCAAGGG